TCTGCAAACTTTGCAAACGCTGTAGGACTTCAACAGTTTGTCAAGGATGCCATCAACAAGTCTATATTCGATATAGCAAATGAAGAACCCCAGTTACCATTTTTTGCAGTAGGCGAAAGTGGTGCAACTGACCCATTCTACGGAAACGTGACCGTAGCAACAACAGCAGGTACCAGATGGTACGAACTAAAAGAAAGTAGTTCAAGTGTTGCAGATGATTACGGTTCCATAGACTGGGATGATTTTTATTTAACCACGATTAACGTCAGTGGTGAATCAGCTCCTTTTATCTCTAAAGGTTTAAAGTTTTTAAACTTAGCTGATTGGAAAAGATATTACAGAGATAGTGAAAATGCAGACGATGCAAATACACAGGCATATGGTGAGCCTAAGTTTGTTATTAAATCACCTGATGCAAGGAAGTTTGGCTTAAGTCCAATACCTGATAAAGAGTACAACGTACACTTTTATGCGTTTGAAAAGCCTACAAAACTTGTAGCACATGGAGACACAGTTGTCTTTCCAGAACAATACACGAATGTCATAACTGCTAAAACAAGATATTATATTTGGCAGTTTAAAGAATCTCCACAACAAGCAGCTTTTGCTATTGATGATTATAAGAAAGCGATGAGGAATATGAAATCTAATTTGATTAATCCTACTCCTCGTGCAATGACAGACGACAGAAGATACTTTTAATTTATGGCACGTTCACAACCTTATACCGTTGCATGTACCGGTGGTTTAGTCACAGCTTCAAATCAAATTGACTTACTTAAAACACCCGGAGCTGCCACCGACCTTAGAAACTTTGAAGTCTCTATAGAAGGTGGATACAGACGTATCAATGGTTATACAAAATTAGGTGGTGATAGTGCAACGATTCCTAGTGGTAGCACAGGAACAATACATGGGGTTATACCTTATGCTGATGGAGTTATTGCTGCCATTAACAACAATATTTATTTTAGCCAAGATGGAATTACATGGTTACAAATAAATAAATTATCTGCTGGAGGTGGTGATGATTATGCTACTTTTACAGGTAAAGCAGCTTCGGTAAGAACTGGGCAAAGTCAATGTACTTTTGCAATGTTTGAAGGTGCTGGTCAAGATTACGGTAGGATAATGATAGCCGATAATTCTACTAAAGACATTTTTGTTTTTAGAATGGAAGGCACTGGAGCTTTAAATACTAGAACATTTTTTACTTCAGAAGTAAATCCTAACGGAGCTAATACTCCGGTACAATATATTACAGCACACGACCACCACTTAATTGCTGCTGGTGTAGAAGGTAACGAAACTACAGTCTACTACAGTGTACATAATAATCCTGAAGATTTTAATGGTCTTGGTTCAGGTTTTATTACTATCACAGATAAGATTGTAGGAATTAAAGGATTCCGTGAAGACTTGTTTGTGTTTTGTGAAAATAGTATTCACAAACTTATAAACATTGATAACTCTCAAACAGTTGCCATTGTTTCAGTTGCTGAAAGTATTGGTTGTTTAAGTGGTTACAGTATTCAAGAGATAGGGGGTGACCTTATCTTCTTGGCACCAGACGGACTAAGAACCGTTGCTGGTACTGCAAGAATTGGAGACGTTGAGTTAGGAACTGTATCAAAACAGATACAACCTCTTATTACAACAATTGCACAAAACGTAGATAAATACACAATTTCAAGTCTGGTGCTTAGAGAAAAGTCTCAGTATAGATTATTTTATACTGATGCAACTGCAGCTAATGCATCACAAAGAGGAGTTATAGGAACATTAAGACCAAACGGATTTGAATGGTCTGAAACAAGAGGTATAGAAGTAACCGGAATAGGTTCGGGATTTAATGAAAGTGGTATTGAAGAATATTATCATGGTGATACTGATGGCTACGTGTATATACACGATTCAGGTAATACTTTTAATGGGACTAATATTCTTGCTCGATATGCCACACCCGACTACGATTACGGAGATTTAGGAACTTTAAAAACTTTACACTACGTTAGAGTTTCTATAGCAGCAGAAGGTATTGTAAGTCCAGAGTTACAAGTCAGATACGACTTTAGTAATCCTGATACACCACAACCACCTTCTAATTTTTTATTTGGTACGGTTAATCCTCCTTCGGTATTTGGTGAAGCGGTGTTTAACATTAACGTATTTGGTGGTGCAGCAGCACCTATGGTACGTATACCCGTACAAGGCAGTGGGACAAGTAATAATTTTACAGTCATCACAGATGATAACAAAGCACCCTATAAAATAAATGGGTTTTATATAGATTTTATACCTTCAGGTAGGAGATAACAAAATGGCAATAACATATAACTGGAACGTATCCACAGTCGATACTTACCCAACACTAGACGACAATGTAGACGTGATTCATAACGTGCATTGGAGACTTAATGCAGAAGACGATGCAAATCAAGATGCAGATGGAAATAATTTAACTGCTTCAGTCTATGGAACACAATCGTTAGACACATCAGACATTTCAAGCTTTATAGCTTTTGATAGTGTTGATGCTGCAACGGTACAAGGCTGGGTAGAAACTGCAATGGGTGAAGATGAAGTACAAACTTTAAAAGATAACCTTGATGCAAACATTGCAGAACAAATTAACCCTGCATCAGTTACAAAAAATTTAGTAGGCTAATAAAATAAAACACACGGAGATTAAATAATGGCAGGTTACATAAGACAGAGTTCCTTTGTTGATGGAGACACAATCACTGCTGCACTATTCAATAATGAATATAACCAACTCGTCAATGCTTTTAGCAATACGACAGGTCACAAACACGATGGCACAACAGCCGAAGGACCTGTTATAGGACTGATTGGTGATGCAGGAGAAACTTCTCCAAACAACAAAGTATTAATAGATACAACCAATAACTACATTGAGTTTTATGTTGAAGTATCTTCAGCACCTGTACAACAGCTATACATAGCCGATGGAGCTATTGTACCTGTTACAGACAGCGATGTTGACTTAGGAACTAGCTCATTATACTTTAAAAATACTTACACAGATACCGTTACTACAACTGGTGACGTGACTGTTGGTGGTAATCTTACAGTCACAGGTAACGCTACTATCTCCGGCAACCTTA